GTAGGTGTGACGCAGCTGCAATTATTATTAACAGATTATATAAGGAGAAGAAAGAATGGCAGAAACAAAACATTATGTAGATGAGGCGATGGACCACATGATGGATTCATTAGCTGAAGCAGCAGAAACAGAAAGAGAAAGACAGATAGCTATTGAAGCTGGTATCTGTATGTATTGTGGAACATCAGCCAAAGGTGGACAATGCTTAGATGATTTTGGTGGACCAATATACAAATGTTGGTTGAAAAAAATACCTTAATGTCAAGATAGTAATTAGTATTTTATCTTCAGATAATTCCTTCAACAGATAGTTGGAGGGCATTATGTCTACGGATTGAAAGCTATTGGTATGTAATATTGTGTTTATTATATACACTATCACATTGAATTTGTTGGGTGAACCTATGCCCATGCAAATTGTTCACGGTCGTAGGACTGTGCGCAGAGTGGTTGTCACTACATCTGAACAAGATGCTAGTGATTTTATTAATGTCATATAAAAGGAGAAACAACATGGCAAAAAAATTTAATGTAAGAGTAAAAGATAGGGAACGAATAGAAGAAAGAGTTAAAGAAGCTGTTCGTAAACATTTTCTTAAGCAAGTAGAAAGTGATAAACTTGTTATCAATAAGCTAAGAGATTTAAATCTTAGGAAAGAAAAGATCAAACAACAAAGAGATAAACTCTATGAATTAGACGCAGCTATTGATAATGATGCTGAAGAATTTGCAGATTGGTTAAAGTCTTGTAAACATTATGGAGATGATTATTCTCTTGAGGGCTATAAGTATAGTGGTGGTAAGATTAATGTTGTTTGGCATAACTATGAGCTATGGTCATTAGTACATGACACTACTATGTTTAATGCAGAAGATAATCCAGCTGTTACATCATTAGGTATGCTAGAAGAAATAGTATTACAAGATGTAATAAAAAAACTTTCTTGATTTAAAAACGAAAGCACCTATGCTATACTGTTATGGCAGATAAGAATGAATGGATAGCATCAAGGTCTAATCGTGTAGGGTATAAACCTACATGGTATTGGGAACTGATATATCAATTCAAACTAAGGAGAGAGAGTTTGAATATATCTCAATTAGAATTGGATCAACGCATGGGTAATGCTGATGGGTTGGTAGGTAAATGGGAATGTGGTATTAGAAGTCCAGGTGCTTTCAATTTAACTTCATGGGCTATGGCCCTTGACTGCGATATTAAATTGGAGAGTACTAATGAAAGTATACAAACAAAAAGACCTCATTAAACTTAAACTCATGGATGGATTTAAATTATTCTGGGAAGCATATCCAAATGCTAGTGGAATATTTCCAGCTATGACTGCGTATGTAAATGCGATAAGGGATGATGGCGCAACAGAACAGGAGATTATAGATGGAGCAAGAGAGTACAGAAAATATGTCCAACAAAACAAAATCGAACAAAGATACATCAAGTACCCAAGTAACTGGTTACGAGAAGGACACTACTATAATAGATACGAAACCAATAGCACATCTGCAAACACCATTCAGCAAGGAATTGTTGACAGGGGTGCAATACAAAGCACAGATGGAAGTAAAGTCTTACAAATCCCAGAAAGAAATAAACGCAGCACTTGATGAATTGGATATAGACTTACAGTTTATGATAGATAGACTACAACCTATTACATTAGAACAAATGTCTGAGTGTTTGTATCTATTGTTCTTAGTTAACAAGCATGTGTTACCAGATACAGAGCAAGAGAAGAAAGACTTCTATGCTGTGTACTCTAATGAATTAAAAATATTTCCAGCTGATGCTATTCAATATGCAGTATCTAAGATGGTTAAAGAATCTGAATACCCTAGCATAAAAAATATTAGGACACATGCTAACAAGATATACATTCCACGACTGGAAGTATTTGAGTTATTACAGCACGCTCATAAAAAAATTGCTGAACAATTAGAGGAGGAATAAATGAGTACTCAAAAAGAAGAACTACAATATGCAGTTAAGCATTACCTTAAGACTATGATGATAGCAATTCTATCTGGAATTGTATTGTTGAATGGTCTTGCATTTATCTTTGGTCTTTAACATGGCTAAAGATAAGAATCACAAAGGGAAGTATTCCCACACAGGCGGTAACTCAAGACCACTTAGAGGTACAGTCTATTTTAAAAATGGTAAGTGGTACAAAAAAGTAAAAGTTATGGAGGATAGAAATGTCAATTAAATTTACTGATTGGGTTATTGAACAACAAGAACAAGCTGATATAGAAAGCTACAAGAAACACTTTAAGCAATATGCTAAAGAGAATCCTGATGCTGAGTATGATGAGGTGCATGAATACGCAGAAGAACAAGTCTGTATTGAAAGAGATGTGTATGAACCTGATCCTGAAAGTGATGTGAGGCCAGAAGATGTCAATTAAAATATATAAAAGTGTAGACTACCCTGTTCGAGATGGTATTGCATCAAGAGAAGAATACTATCAGGATAAGATAAGTAGTAGTGATGCAAGAGCAATAGCTAGTGGTGACTATTATGAATTAGAAAAACTTTGGGAACAAAAGATAGATCATCTCAAAGATGATTTGTCTAATGTATTCCCTGTTCAATTAGGATTAGCTACTGAGGAATTTCATACGAGTTGGCTTAACAAACAGTTAACAAGAAACAATGTAATTGGTTACGGACATGAACATAACTTAATGTATGAACAAGCGCATTGTGTTGTTGAATCTAATAGTCCAGGAACTCATCCATTTATAATAGCATCTACTATTGACATAGCTTATGCAGAAGAACCTATTAATCATCCAAGTAAATATGGCAACAACTTAGTTAAAAGAAATAATATTAATTTAGTAGAACTTAAACATACTGGAGAGTACAGTAACTTAGATAAAGTAATTGAGAACTACTATTCACAATTACAACATCACATGTATGTCTGGGGTACAGATGAGATAATGATCTCAGCTATCTTTGGAAACAAAAGACAACAGCATGACATAGTTAAAAGAGATAATACCTTTCTTGCAGAATACATGGAAAGAGCTATGGAATTAGGAGAATTAATATATGACTATTGGCATGACCAAGAAAAGTTTTATCAAGATGGAGAGAACTCAACAAGAGATGAATGGTGGAATGTATCACAAGAATTAGATTGGGTTACTGGTATACCAATAGAAAAAGATATTGTATGTGCAAGCGGTAAGGTGTATAATCTTAACGAATGTGCAGATTGGAATTGGGCTAAAGAATTTATTGATAAAGCAATAGAAACTTCAGTAAGCAATACTGGATTCAGTAAGTCTAAAGAGGAGAATGAACACAATAAGAATCACCTCAAGAAACTGATACCAGATGATGCCAAGTCTGTAACATACAACGGTATTACTGCCAGCCGAAATAAAAATGGCATAGTGTCTATCAGAATTAAATAGGAGGAACCAATGGATAGAGAAGAAGCATGGGATAAGATAAAAAAACTTTGCCCAGACATAGAAAAAAGCGATAAGTTAGCTTGGCAATTAAAACAAAACAAACAATGGATATTAAGTAACCAAGCTGTGCAAAGAATCGCAGCACACAATAATATTATTGTTACCTATGGAGAACCAAAAGAAATCATGGGTAATATATATATTAAAGCTACTGCTAAGAATACTGTAACAGGATTGCAGATAGAATCCTTTGGAGAAACAAGCAGTAAGAATACACACAACGCATACCCTCTAGCTATGGCAGAGAAAAGAGCGCACGATAGAGTCGTTCTTAAATGTGTTGATGTATACGCAGACTTCTATAGTGATGTAGAGGCAGACTCATTTAAACAAGATAAGGAGGAATAGATGTCAGGAAGTTTAAATAAAGTAATGCTCATAGGTAGACTAGGAGCGGACCCAGAGATCAGAGATACAAAGACAGGAGGAAGATTCGCAACCTTTAGTCTTGCAACATCTGAACGATGGAAAGACAAGAGCGGAGATCAACAAGAAAGAACCGAATGGAATAGAGTAGTTGTATTCCAAGAAGGATTGATTCCTGTTATAGAAAAATATGTTACGAAAGGAAGTAATGTATTTATTGAGGGTAAATTGCAGACAAGAAAGTATGAGGACAAAGACGGAGTAGAAAAATATACTACCGAAGTTGTACTTCAAGGATTCAATTCTACATTTACCATGCTAGATTCTAAATCATCAGAGTCAGGAGCGAAGCCCACAACAAGCGGAGCGATTGACGATGATGATGGTATACCATTTTAACCTATTGATTCTCCTTTCCTAATTCGTTTGTGCATCAATAGGTTAGTATTCAAAGGGCGCAAACGGATGCTAATAAGCACAGCTATAGCTTAGAAACAATGGCTGTGCTTATTTTGTTTGTGAGTAGATAAGGAGATAAGTAATTGCTATAAAGGAGAGCTATGCAAATGAAATTCAAAAATAAAAAACTTACACATATAGTCCATAAGATTATGGAGGATTATGATTTAACTGTAGAAGAAATCAAAGGCAACCAAAGAACCAAGCAAGTAACAGAACCACGATGGGTTATGTGGAAACTAATCAGAAAAAATTCTGGATTAAGTTACGGAGAGATAGGCAGACTGTTTAACAAAGACCACTCTACTGTTATGAATGGTATTAAAAAAGCACCACAAGATATTGTGGATGAATACCAGAAAATATTTAACGAGATTTCTTTTGAAGAAACTCAAGATAGTCACGACCTTCTTCCACATTCTCAAAGAAAAGCTGCTTTGATGCACTTAGAGAGTATGGATCGATCACTTGCAAGATTGACTGACCATGTTGCTGTTGATGAAAACCCTTATCTATTGCATATTGATCGTGATACTTATAACCTCTTAGTCGAACTAAAGAACTTACTTTACCATTTACTTGCTCCACTTTCTGAATCCCCCAGTTATGCTTATGACCAGCAATATACAGATCAGCATCAGAATTCCAAAGACTCGCTTTCATCAGCCCATGAAGATTTGAATATTGAGAATGACCAGGATAGTCATGTCGTGCGTCCACCGAAAGACGATATCCATTAGGGAAATTTAATCTAAACTTAACTTGCCAATCAGCAGAGATATTCTTTGGCTGTTCCATCCATGTCATCGGATCCTTTGCACTAGGTGTCCAGTTGTCATGATTCCCTCGAATCAGTATGAGTGGGTCCATGTTATTAATCAACCATTCAATAAGCATATAGGTTTGAGAGTCAGTAGTTTCTTGACTAGGACTCATTTTTAAAGACAAGCGACCTATCCAATTATTGTGTACATCTCCTATCGATGCGCCTTTGATAGCTGGATTAGATTTAATTAACTCTACATCAGAGTATAACTTCTCCCAATCACAATGGTTATCATCTATATGTGGATCACCCATCCATAGTATACCTACTGGCCCATCAATATTTACTTTAACATCTATCCAATCATGAGCATCAGTAGCTTTCTTTCTTGTACGAAATCTCTTTCGTTTATACTCAATCAATTCTTCAATAGGTAATTCCTCAGATGGTAAGTCTGGTACTTCAAACTCAGGTTCTTTAGATAAGTCTGGTAACCTTTCTCTTGCACAGTATAATCGTGCAGTGAATGTAGCATAGCTTAGACCTAATGATTTAGCAGCATCATGTCTGCTCTTATGTTCATTGTCTGCTTCTAATACTTCTAATAACTCATCGACTGTTAATGGATTGCGTGACATTGTTTACTCCTTACAACATTTACAAAGTTTTTCTTCTCGTCTTATTTCTTGGATAGCATCAAGACATCCACATATTAAATTAATATACGCATTAACTGTCATGTCTTTCCATAGGGATTCATTATCTATACACACCCTTAACCTATTACCAGATGGGATTATGTAAGTCTGTGTGTCTTTATCAATCTTTATTGATTTCATCTAATTGCTCCTTAAGTTTACCAACTTCTTCTTGCAGTTGCTCAATCCGCATGTCTTGAAGTGCGTCATCTGGGAGCGCACCGAACTCACCTCTCGGCCATTTAACTCTGAACTCTGAGTTAAGAACTATATCTTTATTCTTTAACTCTAACTCATGCTCAAGAAAATTTAATCTTTCAGTTAAACCAAAGTAACCATACACAGCTATACAGCTACCAGCTATAAGGCTTACAAGATTTCTTAATGGTATAGATATTACACTTGAGTCTGATACTTTTACTGCCATTAGTTTCTCTCTATTAAATATAATATTTCAGATATTCTCATAGCTGTAGCTTTAGTTGTTTTTAAATCTGGAGTAACACCATCTATATATTGAACTAATACAAAACCCCAGCTATCTTCAGCAGACATTACACTACATGCAATATTAACAGTATCTCTATCTAATGATGTGCATTGTCCTAATACAAAATGCCCAATGACATACTCATCGCCCTCCATCCAGTAACCAGTAGGTAATAGATCAATACTATTTGCTGGTATATTAATTAATGGTGCAATATTTCTAGCATCAATCCAATCATACAACCAAACAGATTCAATATCTCTATTTGATCTTAACAGTTTACTGATTAATTCCTCTACTTTGATTTTCTTTTCTGGGTCCTTTTCAAATACTTCTTCAATAGGAATCTCTGTATCTTCTTCAACAGTTAGACTTGAGTATTGTTGGAAACCAACATAAGCAATAACAGCCACAACAATAAGACCAATGATCTTCATAACAAAAGCTGACCAAGATTGCTCTGGTGATATAATGCCTTTAACTATTTCAATAATCTTATCCATTATTTTTTTCTCATCATAGCTCGTTGACCAAACCAGAAAGCAATAATGCAAGATACCATACCCTCATCGAAATCTGAGTAGATGATGTGTAAGTTTTCATGCAGCTCTACACCGCTAGTATATGCTTGCCATATAGTAATTGATTTTGCAGTAAGGTAAGAAAACAAAAACAGATATGTAATGACTGGTCTGCATGTAGCTGAGAATGTAGTAACCCAACCAGCAGAGTTAGTAGCTAGTGTCTGGTCATGCTTATATATATTTTCTGCCTCTGCTATGTCGGCTTGAGCGTTAGCAATATTAATTTTATGTTTGGACTGTGCTTCAAGTAATGCCAACTGCTGACGATGTGCCTGGCGTTTCTCAAAAAATCCTAACACAGATGGAATTGTACTGGAAAAGAACCCAAGTGCTGATCCGAACAGGGCAATCATGAAAAATTAATCCCATAAATGAGCGTAGAGAAGAAGTTAGGTGTGTCTAT